AAAAATGCATCTGGTGAGAAAGCTAAAATGTATCACTGGTGCGCTAATATGAAATCTGGACGTAATAAATAATAGATTATGAAATTAAAAGAAATATTAGAATCTGCTACTGTAGGAGCCACAAACGCCGGAAATGTAGGCACTGTGATTAACCCGCATATTAGCCCCGGAAAAGCCAGAGGTAAGAAAAGCTACACAGGTAGTCCAGGGAAAAGCGGAACTAAAGCTCCGCCGCAACCTAAGGTTTCTCAACCAAAAAACAAAGACGGCACAGCTAAAAACGCCTTAGATACACCAACTAGCTTGTTCGGTGAAGGTAATTTCATACAGAGATAAATATAATATGGACCTCGAAAAACCAAGACCAGACGATCACGAAGCAAAAATGGCAAGAGCCGATTGCTATAAATTGGCAGAATATTCTGCCAAATTATTTCAAATGATCAAAGAGGGTGAAGAATTAGACGGCTGGGTACAGGCTAAAATTACCAAAGCTGCTGATTATATTTCTAGCGTATATCATTACTTAGAGTATGAAAAAATGTCTAGAGAATCGATTAATTTAGGCCCTAGAGAATTCGAAGAAGCTGTTCAGGCTAAAGTAAAAGATAGCCTTGCAGAACAATGGTTAAACAAAAAACAAGGAAACTGAAATGGATTTCAAATCACTTATTTCTAAAATCAGCTCATTAGACACACCAATTGAGTCAAAACCTGCTGCAGAGGCACAGGAAGTTCTAAGATTAGACGAAGACACAGAATTTAGAGTTCTGGCTGGTCTTACTCCTCTTACTGAATCTTTGATTGCTGAAAAGAAATTAACTAAAGCAGAAAAAGATAAAAAAGAAGAAGTAGTAAAGTCTATGAAAAAAGACAAAGACGGATTTGAAAAGAGATACGGTAAGCGAGGCGAAGAAGTTATGCATGCCACAGCTACTAAGGTCGCTAAGAAAAAAGAAGAATCTGTTGAAGGCGACGACGAAGCATTAAACGAATACCAATCTAAAGATGGTAAGTATGTTCACAAAGGCAAATACGGTTCAGATTACGACGGTAGCGATCATCAAGACGAACCTAAGAAAAAAGAAAAATCCGGTATGACTGGTGCTGAAAGACGCGAACAAAAATCTAAAGATAAAGAACAAGACAAAGCTTCTAAAGATTATGAAAAGAAACATGGTAAAGGTTCAGTGACTCGTCATAAGATGGAAGGCGCTGAGTTAGACAAAGAAAATTTCCAAAAGAAATTTGATTCTATGGTAGAAGCTAAGAAAGAAAAAATGGCTAAGAAAGATAAGAAGATGGACGAAGGGTCGAAACCTGATTTCTTAGATCTTGACAAAGACGGCAACAAGAAAGAGCCAATGAAAAAAGCTGCTGCCGACAAAGGCGGAGATAAAAAAGACAGTGGTAAGAAAGGTATGAGTGCTGCACAGGCCAAGTACTTTGGAAAGAAAAACGAATCTGTCTCAACTTCAAAGAAAGTTGTTGCCGAATCCGTTGAAGCATCGTCAAACTTTAGAGAACTAATGAAACTTGTTATCGAAAGCGGCGGTCAGCAAGCTATCGATCCGTTAGACAAGGCATTGTTTGATTGGGCTACTAGAGTAGCACAGAGAAAGTTTACAGAATCAACTAAAGCAGAAGTTTATGCTGGCCTAGTATACGAAAGAATGGGTGGCCGTTTTGAAATGTACGATGTGTTAAGCGAAGAACAAAAATAAATTTAAGTTGGAAATAAAAAGCCAGTCCTAGGTTGACTGGCTTTTTTTATGACTATATAATTGTCTTATAAGGAGAATAGTATATGGCAAAAATGTATGGTCCTGAAGAACGAGCTAAACTAGAACGTCTCATCAATGAAGGTTCAAATGTTCTACGAGAAGTAGAGGATCTTCAAGAGGGTCTTAAAGAAACAGTTAAAGCAGTAGCTGAAGAACTACAAGTAAAACCCAGTATTATCAATAAGGCAATTAAGATTGCACACAAAGATAATTGGAAATCTCATGAAGAAGAATGGGATGAAATTGAAATGATCTTAGGTGTTACTAAACATTTGCCCGAGAAGGATTAAATGATTAATGAATTATTTAGACCTACACTAGAATGGATAAGAGATGATTGGCGTAGTCACCCGTTCCGTTTTATGGTGGAGATTGTCGCATGGGCTATATCGATTGGATGTAGCATCACTATGGCGCTCACTGTCCCCAATCCACCTTTACTTATTTTGTACCCTATTTGGAGTTTGGCATGTTGGCTAACTACCTGTTATTGGTAACCATAGATACCGTCGGATTAATCCGTATGTTATAAATAAATCTGTAAAAGATGGTAGGCGTGGCCATAAACCGCACATTTGGTATTTGCGAGCCCTAAGTCGCATATGGAGAAAAATTGAGTTACGTTGACGCATTCTATGATCGCAACGACGATATTATTCGTATCGTCGAACGAGACAGCAAAGGTAATAGGCATTATAAAGACTATCCTGCCAAACACCTTTTTTATTACAAAGATTCCAAAGGCAAGTTTACTTCTATACACGGAGATCCGTTGAATCGAGTTTCCTGTAAGAATATAAAAGAACTACGGAAAGAACTTGCAATCCATTCAAATAAAAAACTATACGAAAGTGATATTAATCCAATCTATCGCTGCCTAGAAGATAACTATCTCAATGCGGATGCACCTAAGCTAAATGTAGCCTGGTTCGATATTGAGGTGGACTTTGATCCAGAACGTGGCTACGCATCACCGGAAGATGCATTTATGCCTATCACTGCTATCGCTGTTCACTTACAATGGATGGACACTATGGTTTGTTTGGCAATTCCGCCAAAAACTATTTCAATGGCAGAGGCAAAACGTCAAGTTGAAGAATTTCCTAACACTATGCTGTTTGATAACGAAGCAGATATGTTAGACACATTCTTAGATCTAATTGAAGATGCAGATGTATTGTCGGGATGGAACAGCGAAGGTTTTGATATTCCTTATACTGTCAATAGAGTAACAAAAGTTTTAAGCAAAGAAGATACTCGTAGATTTTGTCTATGGAATCAGTTCCCAAAAAAGAGAGAATATGAAAAGTACGGAAAGGCTGCTGTTACTTATGACCTTGTTGGTCGTGTTCATCTAGACAGTCTCGAGTTGTACCGCAAATACACCTATGAAGAACGCCATACATACAGACTCGATGCCATCGGAGAAATGGAGATAGGCGAGAACAAGACTGTCTATGAAGGTACATTGGATCAACTTTATAACAATGACTTTAAAAAGTTTATCGAATATAACAGACAAGACTGTGCATTGCTAGATAAACTTGATAAGAAGTTAAAGTTTATGGATCTTGCTAATACACTGGCACACGAATGTACAGTATTATTACAGACTACTATGGGTGCGGTCGCATATGGGGCCGGAAACTATCGTAGGTCAACTACGTGCAGATGGAACTAAGGCATATATCGAAGCAGAAATGGCTAAAGGAAAATCATTTGCATCGGCATGGGAAGGCGTATTCGGATCACTAGAATATACCGCAGTAATGAATCGTGAGGTAGGAAGAGAAATAACTATCGACTGGGAAGACGGAGAAAATGATACTCTAAGTGCTGCTCAGATCTACGATTTGATATTTGAAAGCAATCAGCCTTGGATACTGTCAGCAAATGGAACTATCTTCACCTACGAAAAAGAAGGTATTATTCCTGGTTTGCTCAAGCGTTGGTACGCTGAACGTAAAGAGATGCAGGCTAAACTTAAAGAATGTATTGCCGCAGGAAACAAAATTGAAGAAGAATACTGGGACAAACGACAGTTAGTTAAGAAAATTAACTTGAACAGCCTGTATGGTGCTATTCTCAACCCGGGCTGTAGGTTCTTTGATAATAGAATCGGTCAATCCACAACTCTTACTGGTAGAGCCATTGCTAAACATATGGCATCAAAAGTTAACGAAATTATCACTGGTGAATATGATCACGTTGGAAAATCTATCATATACGGTGACACAGACTCTTGTTACTTCTCAGCGTATGCTACGTTGAAGAAGGATATTGAGAAGAATACGATTCCTTGGTCTAAGGAATCTGTTGTTGAACTTTATGATACTATAGGAGAAACTGTTAATGGAACATTCGTTAGATTCATGCAAGACGCCTTCCACGTCCCAAAATCTCGAGGAGAGGTCATTAAAGCAGGTCGCGAGATTGTTGCTTCCAAAGGACTATTCATTACAAAGAAACGATACGCAGTACTTTACTACGACAAAGAAGGAAAACGGACAGATGTTGAAGGCAAACCAGGGAAGATCAAAGCTATGGGGCTCGATCTCAAACGTTCAGATACCCCGGTTGTTATCCAAGAATTCTTAAGTAATGTTCTAGAAAGAGTCCTTACAGGACAAAGTAAAGAAGAAGTACTAGGATACATTACTGATTTTCGTACAGAATTTAAAACACGCCCTGGTTGGGAGAAAGGATCACCTAAACGTGCAAACAACATTACAGAATACGCCAGTAAAGAGAAGAAGGCTGGCAAGGCTAATATGCCTGGTCATGTTAGAGCAAGCCTTAATTGGAATACGCTCAAAAGAATGATGGATGACAAATATAGTATGCATATCACTGACGGTGCTAAGGTTATCGTCTGCAAAATTAAAGATAATCCAATGGCTTATACATCGGTAGCTTACCCTGTAGATGAATTAAGACTTCCACAATGGTTCAAAGATCTGCCATTTGACGATGCCGAGATGGAAAATACAGTTATCGACGAAAAGTTAGAAAATCTTATTGGTGTTTTGGAATGGGACATCAGTTCAACAAGGTCGGATAACACATTCAGCAAATTGTTTGATTTTGAGTGATTTCTAGGTTGATTTTCATTCAAGATCTAAATATAATCTTAATATAAAGGAGAATTCTCAATGAAAGATATTTTACAAGACATTGTGTCGCACACACAAAACCTAGGCTTCTTAACAACAGTTAAAGTCACAGGCACAGAAGATAAAACGCAGGTATTTTCTATGGCTGACGACCGCTCAGTGATCATGGAAGGAGAAACTGCTAATCCATATCCAGATATGTTAGGCACATTCGGTATGCCTCAGCTTAACAAACTCAAGTATCTGTTAGACGGTGCTGAGTATAAAGAAGATTCTAAAATTAATGTAACGTTTGCAGAACGTAACGGTGAAACTATTCCTGTTGGTATCCACTTTGAAAACAAAGATGGCGACTTCAAGAATGACTATCGTTTTATGAATCAGGAAATCATCAACGAAAAGATGAAGACTGTTAAGTTCCGCGGTGTTAAGTGGGATGTAGAAATTGAACCTAGCGTGGCTGCGGTACAACGTTTTAACTTCCAAGCAGGTGCTAACAATGAGCATCCAACTTTCTTAGCAAAGACAGACGGCGGTAACCTGAAGTTTATCTTCGGTGATGCATCAACACACGGCGGTGAGTTTGTGTTTGCACAGAACGTAGCAGGTAAGTTAGATCGTGGTTGGACATGGCCAGTGTTACCTGTGTTAAGCATCTTAAAAATTGCAGACGTTAATAACACTAAAATGGCTTTGAGCAATGAAGGTGCTATTCAGATCACTCTCGATAGCGGACTTGCTACTTACAAATACATTATCCCTGCACAGGCAGCTTAATGATTAATTCTTTTACACAAGCATCTAAGTATATCACTGCATACATGGGATCTAACAACGATCCCTATTTCAGTATGTCGGCGCCAAGTGCTGGTATGTTGAGATTTAATGGCGACACAAGGAATATGGAAGTGTATGACGGCAGTAGTTGGAGACCAATGACGGGAACTTCGGCTAGTGTAAGTATGAATCCAGATGCAGAGAAAGCCATAGAATGGGCGTTGAAAAGAATTGAACAAGAGAAACAATGGTACGAGCTCGCATCAAACAACGAAGCAGTTCGTATTGCATTAGACCAATTAGAACAGGCAAAAACAAAATTAGAACTTACAGCAATTTTAGCGAGAGATTATGAACAAACAACCAGTTGACTTAACACCATTACAAAAGGACTACGCAGTTTATCTTCCTGCGATCAGTTCTTTCTATAGTACCTATGTAGACAAACAACGAAAAGAAGAATTTATACCTAATGATCGAATTCCCAAAGGATTCGACCGTGGTATCGAAGGTATGAACTTTCTTAATCCAGAACAAGGATATTTTTATTATAAAAATGCTTTGTATTCAGCAGGTCATGCACAATTAGATATCGAAAAGAGTCTTGATCAAGAACTAATGATACAGGCTAGAGATCGTTCTAAAACAATGATCTTAGGAGATTCTGGTGGATACCAGATTGGTAAGGGTGTTATTAAATTCGACTGGCAAGACTTCGAAGGCCCTGCTGCTAACAAAGTCCGTGAAAAAATCTTAACTTGGTTAGATGTTACTGCAGACTGGTCTATGATGCTAGACGTGCCTACCTGGGCCTGTGATAAAAATCATACTGAAAAAACAGGTTTAAAAACCTTTGATGATTGTCTTGAGAAGACACAATTCAATAACAAATACTTTATTGAAAATAGAGTTGGTTCTGCTAATGGTGGTACTAAATTTTTAAATGTTTTACAGGGTTCTAATTGGGAAACTGCAGAAGCTTGGTATCAAGGTGTTAAAGAATTCAGCGACAAAGCAGTATGGGGTGACAAAGCCGCTGAAGGATGGGCTATGGGTGGTGCCAATATGTGCAAAATGCCAGTAACCTTAAAGCGTCTTATCACTATGAAGTTCGATGGTATGCTAGAAGGTAAAGATTGGATGCACTTCTTAGGTACTGCACAATTAGACTGGAGTTGTTACTTAACGTCTATTCAGAGACAAATTAGGAAACATATCAATGAAAACTTCACTATCTCCTTTGACTGTGCATCACCGTTCATCGCAACAGCTCACGGATTGGTATACACTAACGCCCAACATACCCCTAAACGCTGGAGTGTTATCATGGATAAAGCCCCGGATAATAAGAGTCTTTCCGGACGGCACGATATACCTTTTCCTTTCGAGTCCGAAGTTGGTCGCAGACTTACGATCGCTGATATCTGCCACTATGCACCAGGAATGTTAAACAAGATCGGTAAAGAAGGTAAAACTTCTTGGGATTCATTTGCCTATGCATTGATGATGAGTCATAATGTGTATTGTCATATTGTTGCGGTACAACGTGCAAATCACTTAATGGATATCGAGCTAAAAAATAAACCTAGAATGCCGTGGAGAACATATCGTGCTAAAGTCAAAGACAATGACTACAGCGACGAAATCAGTGATTGGGTTCCTAGAAACATTCTTTACTTTGACAGCTTTGTAGAAGAATTGTTTGCCTGTAAAGATAAAACCGCAGCATTCGAAATGATCGAAACTGCTACTACACTAGGATTCTTAAACGGAGTGGAAGGTGCTAGACTGCGCGGAGGTGTTAAGAGTACATTTAATCAACACTTCTACGAAGAAGGTGAAGAAGAAAAATCTGCTTACGCAGATGAGAGAGAAGACGAAGAACTTGACAAATTGAAAGTGGAATAAATGCGATCACAATCAACAGCTAAAATTCATGCTCCTAAATGTGCGTTACCAAATTGTTGTAATCAAGTAGGATACCATCGACGAAGTAATAAATTAGATGGTAGTCCTGTTTGGAAATGGAAGACATTTTGCGAACCCCATAGAACTGCACTACGTTTCGAAGTTGACGAATGGATGCGATCTGTTGGTTGTGAAAATAAACACGGCTACCTAGGATGGTTCTGTAAAGACCCTCACACAGAAAGTTTAACTATTGACCATCACGACGGAGATAAGTTAAATTCTTCTAAAGAAAATCTAAAAATTTTATGTGCTAATTGTCATAACAAGAAAACTAAAATTTTTGGAGATCACAAAAAAAGGTATTCGTATACCAATCCAATGTTTAATAATTTTTTCGAGGAGGTATGATATGTATGAAAGTCGTATAAAAATGCTTACCGAAAGCCATCGTTTATTGGATAATCAAATATCCGAAATAGAGAAAAATGGCAATTTTGATAATCAAAAATTGTCTGAATTGAAGAAACAGAAGTTGCTTTTTAAAGACGAAATTGCTAGACTTACTAAATTGCAATGGGAACAGGATCACGAAACTGTTGACTACGATGACGAAAGATAAAAAACATAAACCCAGTCAATTTTCTCTTAACAGGGGACAGATTGAAAAACTTGCTAAAATGGCTGCTCACTTCAAAGAAGTTGAGTGGTTTACTTTAGAAGAAAGTAACAGCAGCGGAATTGGTCCTGCCGTTGTTGTCAAGTTTAACCTATTCAACGATAGCGATAAGGACATCGATACTACCGTTGATATCACTGATGTAAGCACTTGGTAATGAAAAGAAATTATGAATCTGGTGTTAAAGAGGATATTATATTCTTTGTTGGCACTGAAATTGAAAGAACTCCTGCCTTTGGAATGAAAACTTTGTTTGTTGTAGGTGTTCACGATCCGTATATTATTATGGAACTGGCTCGAAATAACAAATGTCAGCATATCTATTTCGGCGCTAATCAAAGTTTTAAAACTCAAGGTGTCAATGATTCCGAAACTTGGCGACCTTGGGAAGATATGATCTATGTCTGCCTAGATGCCGAAGATGGGTTTTGGTGTACCCTAGATTTTGATGTCAGCGAAACGGAAGGATTACTAGAGAGCGGTCTTACCGAAAAGCGTAGATTTATTCCGCAAATTAGTGTAAAATTACCTTATATTAATCAACTAGGCTATAACGCTACACTAAAGATCGACGATAAAGATTTTTCAGCAACCAATCCTGGGGTATGGTGCCATAACCTACAGGACCTTCTGGGAAGAGATCGCTTCACAGACTGGGACCAATATGGCAAGGATGAGATACTTAAATGAGTGGTTATGGACAGGCAATCGCTACTATTGGCTCAGCAAATAAACAGCGAAGAATAAGAAAGGCAAAGAAAGTGAAGCTAACACTGAAACAACGTATTCGCAATTGGATAAACAGCGATGATTATGAAGAAGACTCTCTACAGGTCGTAGAGGCAGACAGACTTTCTAGTGACGGTATGCGTCTACAGATCTATAGAGCCAGCGGTGGCTATGTTGTAGAAACTCGTAGTTACGATAGTCACAAAGATCGCAATCTTAATAGTATGCACGTTATCACTGAAGATCAAGATCTCGGCAAAGCATTAGGCCAAATCGTCATGATGGAGGCATTGAAGAGATGATTATCAAGCAAGACATTCGACCTAACAAAATGATTTGGGTTACCTTTCGCAAAGAAGGTATTCACAAATATCCCGCAGCCGCAACTGATCCAAACTTAGCAACAGGAGATGAATATGATGTTTCGTTTTTGGCTAATCCCCATCGCCATATTTTTCATTTTAGGGTTTATCTTAGTGTCACCCACAATGACAGAGATGTGGAATTTATACAATTCAAGCGATGGCTCGAAAAACTGTATTCTAGCAACGAAGGTGTATTGTCGCTAGACTATAAGAGTTGTGAGATGATGAGCGATGACTTATATGCTCAGATTCATGCAAAGTATCCAGACCGTGAGGTTTGGATTGAGGTCTCCGAAGACGGAGAAAATGGTTCATTTATCAAGTACTAAACTAAAAGGAAGAAGCTAAAATGGCTCGTAACTACAAGGACTATTCTTATTTCACTAACCGTCCTGATGTCGTTAAAGTGTGGGAGGATCTTGAAGCCTACCACGACTATTGCAGATTTGAACTCTGCGATTTTAATCCTGCAGATCTTTATCGCAAAGATTCTGCAAACTATCAGGCTTACTTAAATAGTAGGCGTCCACGCAGACCATATCAAGGCAATAAGCCTCGCTGGGACAACAACGGAGATCGCGGACAAAACCGCAGACCATATGGCCAGAATTTTTCTCGTTGATCTAGAAGCAGTAGAAACACGATACACAGGCGAGTGGAAAACCCACTTGCCTGCGTTACTACGAAAGAGAGGACACGATGTTCAAATTATTGCTGGCCCTACGGATATTCCTAGTGCCACTACTCCTGGCGCCTTTCTTAATTTTGGCGGCACTAATATCTATAAGTCTAGCCAAGTTGAACAGATGGGCCGTTTATTTTGTAACGGAGCCGTTCATGCCGGCGATCACTTTATTTTTACTGATGCTTGGCACCCGGGTATCATAAATCTAAAGTATATGAGTGAACTGTTACAGATTCCTGTAACCATTCATGCACTATGGCATGCCGGCAGCTATGATCCTCAAGACTTTTTAGGTAGACTTATCGGGAACAAGCCTTGGGTAAGAAATGCTGAAAAGAGTTTCTTTCACGCTATTGACCATAATTATTTTGCCACAGACTTTCACATTGAGATGTTTATGCGTAATCTTCTTAATGACGAAATGTTTGAAAATCCTTGGATTGAAGAACAGATACAAGAAGCTCTTAGAGGGGAATATTCTGGTATAATAAGATCAGGCTGGCCAATGGAGTATATGCAAGACACTCTATTAATGTACAAAAATATGCCTAAGCGTGATCTCATATTGTTTCCGCATCGAATGGCTCCGGAAAAACAACTGCCTATTTTTGAAGATCTGCGTCAACAACTTCCTCAATATGATTTTAAGGTGTGTCAAGAGTATCCGCTATCGAAAAACGAATATCATAATTTACTAGGCGAGGCTAAGTTAGTGTTTAGTGCTAACTTACAAGAAACACTAGGTATCAGTTGGTATGAAGGTGCATTAGTAGATGCTATTCCTATGGTTCCGGATCGTTTGAGCTACAGTGAAATGGCGTTAGATGATTTCAAATATCCTAGCGAATGGACGGAATCATTTGAATCTTATAAAACAAATAGACACTACATTGTGGCGCAGATTATTGAGTACATGGAAAATTACAGACAGTTTTTACCTAGCCTAAATAAACAAGCAGATGCGTTAACACAAAACTTCTTTAGTTGTAATAAACTGCTAGAGATGTTAAAATAAAATGTCATCCACGACTATAACTCGGAGAATTATAATTGACAAACAAATTTAAACCAGATCCTGTATTAAATGAAAATATAAACACAGAATTCGTAAAAGACGAATTTAAAGATCAGTATGTTCCACTTCCCCAAAAAGTTTATGTTAAAGCTGGGGAAATGATGAGTGACAAGGGCTACGAAGAAGCATATCTTGGCGATCATCTTCGCTTTAAAATGAAACGTGAAGGTAAACGTTTTTGGGCAGGCGATAACATCAGCGACTTCTTACACGAAGGCGATAAAGAGAAACTTATTGACGAAGCCGCAGAAGCATTTGAAACAGTTCTAGATAGATTGCTTATTGATCGAGAAACTGATCCTAACAGCAAAGGTACAGCAAGACGTCTTGCTAAAATGTACTTTAATGAAATAATGGCAGGAAGATATGAACCAGCACCAGACGCTACAGCGTTTCCAAATGATACAGAGGACCGTTACGAAGGTATGTTGGTTGTCCGTAGCGAGCTACGCAGTATGTGTAGTCATCATCACCAGCCCGTTAGTGGCGTGGCATATATCGGCATCATTGCCGCAGAAAAACTCATCGGCCTTTCTAAATACACTCGTATCGCACAGTGGTGTGCCCGGCGCGGCACGCTTCAAGAAGAGTTGGCGAACGACATTGCCCGAGAAATCATGCGAGCTACAGGTGCCAAGGATGTAGGTGTTTATATTCAAGCAGTACACGGATGCTGCGAGAATCGCGGTATTATGGCACATTCAAGTTTAACACAGACTACTGTGCTAAAAGGTGCTTTCAAAGATGACCAAAGTACAAAGAAGGAATTCTTTGATAATATCAAATTACAACAAGACTTTGCCCCTAGATAAGGAAAATTATGAATCAACAAACTGAACTAAAAAAAGGAACCTGTGGCTGTGGTCGTAGTCCTACAGGAGATTGTATCGGATGGCACAGTCTGTCAGAAGATATGTATCAACATCAAAAAAGACTCTGGCTAGAAGAACAGTTTCGTAAAGATCAAGAAGCAGAACAAAAATAAAAGACTATAATGAATAGTGCAGAATTAGCCAGTTCTTTTATACAAAGAGTTAGAAATCTTAAAACTTTTCAAGTTCAGAGATCTCTTGACGACCCTTTATCTTTCACTAGGGGGCCTGTTCCTTTTGACATAAAAGCCAATCAAGAATATGCTTGGTTCTCTGTATTAGCAGTAAGTCAACAGGAAGCAGAAGAAATGGTAGATCGCTGGTTAGAAGGCACACATGATTAAACCGTTATTAGATGAATTAATGGTACAACAACAGTTACCTTCTAACGATCGAACTGTTCGTGCTTGGCAGCATATGGTCGCTGTCATTATGCTAAATCAAACTGGAAGAAAGGCAGTGAAGTATGTACTGCCTATATTTCTCAATCGTTGGCCCACTCCTAATAAATTTTTGTTCTCTACTATCGACGAGGTCAAGGAAGTAATTTGGCCGTTAGGTATGTACAATGTACGTTTTCAAAGACTTAAAAGAATGACTGCTGATTTCTTGCTTTGGGATGGAAATGATGCTAAACTGTTGTATGGTATCGGCAAATACGGAAGCGATAGCTACGAAATCTTTTTTAAACAAAATTATTCTGTGCAACCTACAGACAAAGAACTAAAAAGATATCTCGAAGAGGAAATTTTTAATGTTGTTGAAGCTACTTGAACGATTAGGTCGTAAGCGTATTATTTTTGATCGCGTACACAATGAACCGTATCTCGAACGGTATTATCTCTTTTTAAAAGAGCGTAACCGTTTTCCATTTAATGTATTTTTACACAAGTTCTTAAAAGGAGATCCGGATGACGTTCACGATCATCCTTGGCCCTATGCTACATTGATTTTGAAAGGTGGTTATTATGAATGGGTTCCGCAGTTTGACGAACAGGGCAATAAATCTTGTGAAATACGTAAATGGAGAGGACCCGGCCATTTTCGTATATGTAGCCCTAACTCTTATCATCGTATTGAGCTTAAGCCTGGCGTAACAGCGTGGACGTTGTTTATGCCCGGTCCTCACAAACGTGATTGGGGATTCTTAGTTAATAACAAATGGATTCAACACGAACAATATTTAAAGGAAAGATATGAACAAGCTCATATTTCAACAACAAGAACTTAACGGTCTTGTTAGCAAGATATGTAGAGATATTGTGATCAGCAGCTGGCGTCCTGATTACATTGTAGGATTAACAAGAGGTGGGCTGATTCCTGCTGTAATGATCAGTCATTATCTCAATGTTCCGATGTATGCCCTAGGAGTAAGCCTACGAGACGGTCAGGGCGGAGAAAGTAATTTATGGATGGCCGAAGATGCTTTAGGTTATCCTAAAAAAGAAATATTCGTAAACGACGAAAACGATATAGGGGCTGTATTAGATGCAGCTGGTTCACTTTTAGAACAAGGTGAAAACTTTAAGAATATTCTTATTGTCGACGACATCAACGACACCGGTGCTACTTTTAATTGGATAATTAATGATTGGCCGAGTGGCTGTTTGCCTAACGATCCTGACTGGGAACACGTTTGGAACAATAATGTAAAATTTGCAGTATTAGTTGATAATCTAGCTAGTAAGTGCGAAGTTAAAATGGATTTTGTTGGAAAAGAAATCAACAAAGCAGAAAACGATGTTTGGGTTGATTTCCCTTGGGAAGATTGGTGGGCAAAATGAATGAAAAAATAATGAATGATCAAGCTGAGTCTATAGAGGATAGTCAAGCACCTTGGGATAATCTTGTAGACGAGGACTATCACGTAAAAGTATTTGCAGACAAATATCCGGTTACAGAAGGGCATCTGTTATTTGTACCTAAATATAACACAGTATCTGTACTAATGGATGCATTTGAAGATGCTGTGCGTGACGGTATACGTATGGTTGAAGAAGGACAGTGTGACGGTTTTAACATCGGTTTTAATTACGGAAAGTCAGCAGGACAAACCGTAGGTTGGCCCCACGTACATCTCATTCCGAGACGTAGTGGTGATATGGAAGACCCTACTGGAGGCGTGAGACACGTCATACCAGAACGGGGCAATTATAGGAAATGGAAATGAGAAAAGAAATTCTTGATGCGCTAAGAGCGCATTTTTCAGCACACGTTTTAAAACATAAAATGAATGTAGATATTATGTTAGGTAACCCTATGGCCATTCACGATCATACTGATTTAATGAGTGCTATTGAAAAAGAAATGGCTATCATTGCCGAATATATGGATAAACTTGAAGTGTTGGATAAACATTTCAATATCTGATTCTTTGAAAAACGCTCAATGAGAAAGTACATCATTGGTTTTATAGTGGCTAGTGTATTATGGGTGATTCTTCTCTCCAATGTAGAAATACCAGAATATAAGATATATGATTGTGGTATGGCAGAATGGCATCCAGATATCCCACCTAGGGTAAAAGAAGAATGTAGAAATCGAAGAAAAAATGAAACAGAAACTGAAAAGCGCCTTTATGAGAACGGCAGAAATCTTCTCAGCACTTAGTCATGCTCGTCGCTTACACGTTGGTGCTATTGTAGTCAAGGATGATAGAATTATCTCTATCGGCTACAACGGTATGCCGGCTGGTTGGGATAACAACTGCGAAGACAAAGTATATGATTCCGGCGCAGGTGGCTGGGTAAGTCCAGAAGAGTTTGAAGCTATGTATCCGTATACTGAATGGAACGAGGATGCGGAAGAAGAATACAGATATGGCTTAAAAACAAAATCAGAAGTACTACACGCAGAGTCAAACGCTATCGCAAAATTAGCTCGCAGTAACGAATCAGGACTTAACGCAGATTTATTTGTTACACATAGTCCGTGTTTAGATTGTGCTAAATTGATATATCAATCCGGTATTAAAAATGTATATTTTAAAGAAAATTACAGAGACGATACTGGAATAAATTTTTTAACCAAATCAGGAGTTAACGTTGAAAAGTTGGACATTGACAGTTGAAGAAGATCCCGAAACCGGAGATAGTATTTTAACATTTCCTCCCGACCTGTTAAAAGAAGCAGATTGGAAAGAAGGTGATACTCTAGAATGGCTCGATCTAGGTGATGGCTCTTGGCAACTACGAAAAAAGAGTGTATAATAAAATATGGAAAAAATTAAATTAGCAGAGCTGTTTTACAGCATACAGGGAGAAGGACGTTTTATGGGCGTTCCTTCAGTGTTTATGAGAACATTTGGTTGCAATTTTAAGTGTGCCGGGTTTGGCATGCCTAAAGGAGAATCAACTACTGAAGTTGATCCTATTGCTAACAATGTACATCTGTATAAAACTTATGAAGAGTTACCTCTAGTATCAACAGGCTGTGATAGCTATGCTTCGTGGCATCCAGCTTTTAAACATCTGAGTCCTTTTTATAGCCCGGACGAGATCGCAGAAAACATAATGAAGATTCTACCATACGGTAAATGGGAAGATGAACATTTAGTTATTACTGGAGGGGAGCCTTTGTTAAAATGGCAAAATATCTATCCGGAACTTTTAAATCATCCTAAGATGGAAGGTTTAAAAGAAATTACTTTTGAAACTAATGGTACTCAAAATCTTACACCCGAATTTAAAAAATATCTATTAGATTGGGGTATTGAAAAAAGAGGTTACACTAGATTAACGTTTTCTGTTAGTGCGAAATTAAGTTGCAGCGGCGAAGAAAGATCTGTAGCTATTCGACCTGATGTTGTATGCGAATATCAAGAAGTAGGCTACGCCTATCTAAAATTTGTAGTAGCCACAGAAGACGACGCCGAAGAAGCCTTAGAAACTGTAGACATTTATCGTGCAGAAGGCTTTACTGGTCCTGTATATTTGATGCCAGTGGGTGGAGTAGAAAGTGTTTATACATTAAATAATCGCCGTGTAGCGGAACTGGCAATGAAAAATGGTCTACGCTATTCAGATCGCTTGCAGGTGCCTTTGTTTAAAAATGAGTGGGGAACTTAATGAAACTGATCAAAAAACTATTAGGTATTGATAAGATCCAAGAGAGTTTAGTGCAGGCACAAAAAGCTCTAGAAGAAGCAGAAATTAGAAAACAACAAGCAGAAGAATCTGCCAAACTTGCTCAAGAACAAGAAGAGTTAGCCAAATTATCGCCAAAAGATCGTGCTACTCGAAAGAAAGAACCTTGGGTCGGAGTCATTAATACTCACGTAAACAAAGATAACATTCGTAACGGTTTTTTTGAGCTTGACTGGAATGAGTTCTTTGTGCTACAATTAAAGCAAGACGGTTATGGTGCAGACGGTGACAAGGACGAGGAAATTGTCGATCGTTGGTTCCGTGAACTTTGCGCCAACGTAGTTGTCGATGGTGATTTTGGTGGCCCTGTTAATACAGGTGTTATAGACATACAATCAGTAAAGAAGAAAAATCAATGACCTATATTTTAGTTGATACAGCAAATACATTTTTTCGTGCTCGCCACGTAATCAACGGCGATGCTGATATCAAGTTAGGTATGGCTTTTCATATTACCTTAAATTCAATACGAAAAGCGTGGCAACAGTTTAACGGAAGTCATGTTATCTTCTGTTTAGAAGGCAGATCGTGGCGCAAAGATTATTATGCTCCCTATAAGCGTAATCGTGCAGATGCTCGTGCTGCTCATAACGAAAGAGAACAAGAAGAAGAACGTGTATTTTGGGAAGCATTTGATACATTTAAAGAATTTGTAACAGAAAAGACCAACTGTACAGTTCTACAAAATTCTCAGCTAGAAGCGGACGATCTAATCGCAGGTTGGATACAGAGCCATCCGAATGATAACCATGTGATCATCAGTACTGACACAGACTTCGTACAACTGATCGCCTCCAATGTTAAACAGTATAACGGAGTAATGGAACACGTTATCACACACGAAGGAATCTTTGATGACAAAGGCAAGCCCGTCATTGACAAGAAAACTAAAGAAGCGAAAGCCGCTCCAAATCCAGAATGGCTACTCTTTGAAAAATGTATGCGTGGTGATACCAGTGATAATGTCTTCTCGGCATATCCAGGTGTGCGTACTAAAGGCACAAGCAAAAAAGTGGGTCTTACTGAAGCGTTCGAGGATCGTGGCACCAAAGGATATGCGTGGAATAATCTCATGCTACAGAGATGGACCGATCACGAAGGTAAAGAACATCGAGTCTTAGAAGATTATGAACGCAATCGCAGGTTGATCGATCTTAGCTATCAACCCGATGACATTAAAGAAATTATTGCAACCACGATTGCAGAAGCTACTAATTCCAATAAAAATATTAACCAGGTTGGTGTGAAGTTAATGAAATTTTGCGGTCTCTATGACCTTAAGAAAATTTCTGAACAGGCACAAAGTTATGCGGAGCCATTAAATGCTAGATACAATATTAAAGAAGATCACAGCTTGTCCGTTTGATTTGAGTTGTGAATCTCGAACAGACACTTGTTGGGAGGAACCAATGACAGACTTACACGCAAAGCCAATTATCGATAATAAGTTTTGGATAATAGAAAAAGATGGAGAAAAAGTTGCCACTTTGAGAAAAGATGAAGATAACAGATTTGTTATGAGTAATCAATTAGGTATTAAAATTTACGATAATAAAAAAAGTTTAACTGATCAATTTGGTAAAGATTTTTTTGTTGCTAAAATTGTTCAAGAATCTCGATGCGCTCAGCCTAACGAAATTCATGGTTATAGCTGTAGCACTACACCCCACAATGCTATGTTTGATATAAAAAGAAAACTTCCTTTGTTTACAAAAAGTGAAGATTCAAAAAGTTTATACTGTGCCGGTTACTATGTTATTCGATTCGACAAGGGATGGGTAAAAAGTTTTTGTCCTAAATTAATCACTCTTCAAAGATACGAATACCAAGGACCTTTTAAAACAGAAATTGAAATGAAACAGGTATTATCAAATGTCTCTAAATAATATTCCAGCCAATTTAGCGTCTGTTGAAAAATTACTACAACGGGTAAATTCAGCAGAAAAGTCTAATCAAAAAGAAATTAGAATAACCATACAAGAAGCTAGAGAATTAACTAACGAACTTGCACTAATAACAGCTAAATTGGGTAAAACTATTCAAGAAATACATCAAATTTTGTCTGAAGTACGCGAATCTACTACTAAGATAGACGTAAAATTTGACGGCGGGTCTTTCTAAAAGATATAAATATATACGTGCTTAATTATTAGGACACGTATAGAAAAATGAGTAGACCAAAACCTCGAGTAATACTCGAGTATGCAAACAAAGAAAATTTTAAGGTAGAACAAATTCTAGATAGTGAAGCTATCTGGGCGGTATTCTACAAAGGCAAACCTTTTAATCTGAAAAGTGGCAGTCTCGTTTCTAGTTATCCTGGACCGAAGTATAAAAAGGTAAGTTTTTCAAATCCCGGTCATGCATACAATTTAGCAAAGAAGTTGAATAGAATTTTTAAAACCGCAGACTTTTCAGTTTATAAACTTACCGACGGCGAAGAACTGAAATAATATGGATCGAAAGGATACCTATACACAGGTATTTTTAAAAGCAGGCGGTGAATCATACGACGATTCGACCGTAAAAAAATTTAGATCGATATGGTGGCAGAACAATCGAGAAAAGAACAGCGGCGGATTAAGAATCACAGAAAACTGTATCGATTTTATAGAAAATCAAGCTAAAATAAAAACCTACAAAATCGACTTTCCTAAAGATTTAATCATAGGACCCCAAGTCCTAATTTGGTTAGATCAATTTATAGAATCTCCTTTTTATTTAGAAAAAAAATTTATCAAAGTTCTAACAGAAAAAGCAGCATTTGAACTATACCTGTTTTCAGGCGATGTTAAAAAGATGGGCAGTTCAAAAGCTCTTGCCAAACGATTCAACCAAGAATTAACTCCACAATAATTAGATATTATAAATATTTCACGATGTTAGATCTAAACCCATTAGACGTTTTGAATCAAAGATTTTTAAAATTTATCCCTCCTCATTTTGCTAAAATGAGATTATCCAAAATTGATTTTCAAATCAACGAAATCAAAGATTGGATAGATGTAAAATGTAAGAATCGATATTCAATTTCAAAATTACCACAGATTGACGAAAATGGTAAGTTGAATATAAGTGTGTTTGTTGGGTTCGAAGATCACAAAGAATTAACATTTTTTATGCTCGGATGCCCATTTATAAGGAGAAACCAATGACCGAAGAAATTAAAGAACAACAACCGGCCCCTGAAACTGCACAGCAGCAGGCTAACGGACAGCAGGTTACAGATCTAAATCTAAATGATCTTGCTGCTTTGAAAAGTATTATCGACGTTGCTTCATCGAGAGGTGCCTTTAAGGCAGCTGAGATGGAACCGGTTGGTAAAATCTATAACAAACTATCAACATTTTTAGATTCAGTTACTAAAAAGGATTAAAAATGAAAACCACAAAACACGTTGGTAAAATTAAAAACACAGGCAATAAATGCCTAGTTGTTTTTAGAACATTACCCGGAGAATCAAATATGGCATTGGTAGTAGAAACAGCTACGCTGCCAGATTCTTATCATAATGCACTTATTGATTTAGTCGATGGTGATCAATCTCAAGATGCATTTGAATTCGGAGAAATGTTATTTGTCAGACCGTTTCCGGACGGACGTCCTATGTTACGAGGATTGCAAGCTGATGGACGTCTTAAAAAGGTTGCAACGGATAACGTTGTTATGACACCCACGCCAAACAGCGAGATCAGTTTAGCTCAACTAAATGTACTAATATCTGAACAGAAAAATTGCACTATAGACGAGCTTTGCACATTTGTTAAAGGTGGTCCAAATGACCCAGGATTGGTTGATTCTAGAAAAATCAATAAAGAAACTCCGGTCAAGGAAACTACTCAAAAAGCTCAAGCAGCTGACAATCAAGTTTTAACAGATGCTGATATTGCTAGATCCTATCGTAGTCAAGCCGATGCTATGTATAAAGAGGCAGCTCGTCTTAGGAAACAGGCAGACGAATTAGATCCGCCTAAAAAGAAAACAACTAAGACTGTAGATGCCGAAGAGACTGTTTAAACCACCTAGTCATCTTGTAAAAGAATGGCCAGAGGTATTCGAAGATTTATATATGAATACGATGCCTGTGGCCTATCTTGAAGTCATAAGATTAGAATTCAAGAACGGAAGAATCTGGGAAATCGATATTAAAGAGCAGTTGTCTGAATCGCATAGTCAATTGGTCGCAGATAAACTAGTAGATACCTTTCAAGAATATCAAGAAGAAATTTCTAAAATTGATTTTAAAATCGATGTTGAAAAACTGAAAAAAGATGTTGAAAAAGAAACTAAGAAATTTTTCTAGTATTACCGTAGTGAATAACTT